GCCGGCAGGCACGCGCTCGCCGGGTAGCAAAGCCACGCCGAGCATGATCTGGTTGCCGACCGTGCCCTTGTTCACGGCGGTGAGGTCGAGGCCCGAGCCAGCGTCGCCCGCCACGGTCACGGGCAGGTCGAGCTCGAGCGCGCAGGCGGCGAGCGCCGCGGTCTCGATCGTGGCCGCGGTGTCGTCTTTGCTGACCGCGACGCTGATGCGCCGGCCACCGATGTAGAGCGGGAGCTCGCCGGTCTCCGTGGCCGTGCCGGTCCACACGAAAGAGCCCGTGGCCGCCGTGCCACCGGCGTTGTCCGCCAGCGCGACGACGTAGAGTGGCGTCAGCGAGTCGATTCGCTTGTAGGCGACGACCATCCGGTAGAGTTGCGACTTGCGCCCGAAAAGCGCCGCCGCCTCTTCGCCCGAGCTGACGAGGTAGACCTGCCCGGCCACGGCCGAGCCGCTCGACGTCATCTGTCCGGTGATCAGCGTGTCGTGAGGCTGAATCGAGACGCCGCGCACGGCGTGACTCGAGTCGAATTCGACGAAGACGCCCGGCGTGAGGGTATTCAGCGGAACGGTGGAGATGTTGATCGTCATGCCGTGCCTTACTTGATAAGTGTAGCCGATTCGATACGCAGGCGCAAAAGCGTGCCTAGGCGCCCAATTCGATGGTGTCTTGAGCCTCGGGCTCGTCGCCGAGGTCGGCGCCGTCCGCGCGCGGCGCGACGTCGTAGGTCAGGTCGACGCCCTCGAACGCAGGCAGCACGGCCTCGGTCGGCGAGGCCAGCTCGACGCACTGATTCCAGAACACGCCCCAGAGCGCAACGCCGTCCTTGTCGAAGTCCTTGTGGTACAGGTTCCGCGCGAGCGCGTGGCACGGCTTGTTCGCCCCGACACCCCAGTTGGGCGGAGGGAAATTGTTCAAGTAGTGCAGTAGGTTGTCGACGATATGCAGCGCCTGCTCGTCACGCGGGTAGCCTGCCTTGTCTTGCGTCAGCACGAACGCTCCGAGCACGCAGTCGGCCACGACGAGGCCGCCCTGCACCGAGGTGTCCGCGCGCACGACTGAGACGAGCACCGCCGGCGTCTGCTTGGCGTACTTGCGCAGCTCGGCGATCGTGTCGAAGTCGCCGCCGTGAGTGTAGGCGTGCACGCCCTCAAAGCGCTCGTCGGCGCCCGAGATGCCTGCGATCGTGGACACGACCGCGTCGCGCAGGTCGAGGATCTTGCTCACAGCGGCAGCATCCTCTCCATCCAGTCGAGGGCGGCGTCCTCCGCGGCGCTCTGCTCGAGCGCGCCGACGCCGAGGAACGGGCGGCGAGCCTGCGCGAAGCCTGCGTGCGGCGCGTCGTTGAAGACGTGAGCCACTTGGCCGGCCGCGCTCGCGCCGGAACGGAAGCTGTTCAGGAGCTCGCGCGTGTCGACCAGCAGTGAGTGCTGGCCCTTGCGCGTCGCGGCGTAGCCTGCGGCCCACGGCAGCCACGGCGTGCCGTCAGGGGCGGTCTTGGTGACTGCCACGCGGTGCTCGGCGATCTCGCGGGCGGCGTCTGCCACCTTGAGCGCGAGGTTGCGCTGGTCTGCCTTGCGGCGCCGGTAGCCCTGCGTGAGCTGCGCGACGAGCCGCTGCAGGCTGCGTGCATCGATCGCCTGCTTGATCATCACAGCACCGACTTCAGGCGTTTGCGCGAGAACCAGCGCGTGTCATCGCCTTGCGAGCCATCAGCAGTCGCCGCGGTCACGACGCGCGCGCGCTGCGCGAGGTTCGCACCCGTGACTGCGGCGGAGTCGTGCGTGAGCTTGATCTCACCCTTGGCGACCATCTTCAGCCACGCCTGCGCGGCGTCGAAGCGCTTGGTTTTCTCCTCCGTCAGGCGGGCGGCGTCTGGGCACATCCGGTAGATGGCCAGGTCGATGCAACGCATCTTGAGGTCGAGCGGTACAGGGCTGATCGGCAAGGGTTCGACCCGGCCGACGAAGAACGAGTCCATCTCGGCACTGACGACCTCGAGCATGAGCTCGGCGGCCGTCGTGTCGATGCTGCCGTCGCCGTCGCGATCGAACGCGACCGTGACGTAGTCGGTGCCGTAGAGCGCCGTCGCGTCCGCGATGGTCGCGTACGCTGCCACGTTACGCCCCCGCGACCGGCGGCAGGCCCTTCACGCGCAGGCCTACGCCGTTGTCCGCGCGGATCTGATCAAGCTGCGACGGGGTCAACGAGCCGAGCGCGATGTTCTTCCACTCGTTCGTGAACAGGTGGCCGGCGCGCCAGCGCTTGCCTCCGACGATGCACAGTACGGAAATCTGAGGGCCGGCGTCGGGGGGAGTGTCCGAGGAGGGGGCGGACGGGTCGACCCCCGACGCCGAGCCGCCAGAAGCTTTTGCGGCACACGCCGCGTGCAACGTCTGGATCAGGACCTTGCGGTCCTCGATTCCCGAGGGGAGCTCTACGTCGTACCCGCGGGCCATCTTGTAGATGTCCTTCACGGTGCGCCCGCTGAGCCTGCTCTCGAAATCCTCGACAGAGAGTTGCGCGATGTTCACAGTGACCTCCTCAGGAACAAAACAGCCGCCCCGGTGGCGCCCTTATCGGGCGGTCGGGGCGGCTAAGGGGAAGCTCAGGGCAGCCAGCTCACCACGACGACCTGGAACGCGCCGCGCACCGGGTTGACCGCCGTGCTCGCGGAGACCGCGAACGGATCGGTGAGCGAGTTGACGTACTGCGCGTTCATGCACGCCAGCGCCGCGTCGCGGTTCGAGGGGCCGACCACGAGCAGGTTCGGCGAGATGCCGAGGCGCTTGCGGCGGCCGTCGGGGTTCTTGCGGTCCTGCGTGAACGCCTCCATCGCGTCCCGCGTCGCGCGCAGGTTCGTGATGTTGAGGGCCGCCTCGTTGCGCACGCAGGTCTGCCACAGGCCGTAGCCGGTGCCAAGCCGCGCCTGCGCCCCAAAGAGGAACTCGCGGTGCATGAACGTGTGCAGGTTCGTGTAGTCGCTGAACGCCGTGAACGACGGCTGCTCGCGCTCCACGCACAGGATGGGCTTCACGACACGCGTGGTGTCCATGAGGTACCACGGGCTCGCCGCGCTCGCACCGCCGGCGTTCAGGTAGTTCGAGACGAGCGAGATGTCGCCGTCGTCGCCGACCGGGTGCTCGGTGTCGAAGAAGTTCTGCCCGTCGTAGCAGAGATGGTCCGTGCCTTCGTCGAGGGCCTTCGCGACCTCGCGCACCTTCAGGAGCCGCGCGCCTTCGCCGCCGCGCGCCGCCTGCAGCTTGTAGATGCCGATGCGGTCGTCCTTCACGTCGTTCGCCTGGACGCGGCACGTGACTTCCCAGTCCTTCGGGAAGATCTCGTACTTGAACGACTTGAATTGGTTCAAGTGACGCGGGCCGAGCCACTCCCGCATCTCGGGCTCGTCGCCGAGCCAGTCGAAGCGCTCACTGGCGGTACCGGACGGGATCGTGGTGCAGATCAGGTCCGCGGTCAGGTCCTCGCCGTGCCTGAACGCACCCTCGAAGTCCGAGCGCAGCCCGCGGAAGATGGTGTCCAGATTCTCTCGGTTGATGTCCACTGTGGTGTTCCTTGGGTGCCTACTCGGGCGTGTTCGTTCAGTAGTGGTACTCGACCAGCACGCAGCCCGTGACGGTCGCGTCGTTGGTGCCGCCGAGGGTGAGCTTCAGGAGGTCGTCCGCGCCGTCCGCGACGTTGGCGGCCGACGGCGAGCACTCGTCTTGGTCGCCCGCCGCCGAGCCGGACTGCGTCACCGTGATGACGCCGGTCGTGATGGCCGTGGAGTTGATGGCCGCAGTGATGGTCGCGTCACCCGTGGTGAGGGCGCCGTTGATCACCGACTTGATCTTAGTGATCGTGATCGCCTCGTCGGGCAGCGGGTAGCGGAAGACGCCACCGGTGGCCATCGACGGGATGAAGCAGACCATCACGCCCTTCTTCGTCGCCGCGCTGTCGAAGCTGAAGGAGAGCGGGCCGACCGCCACGTGCACGTAGCTGTCATCGACGTTGACGACGCGGCCCATGCTCGGCCGCGCGCCGCCGCTCGAGCTCAGGTGCGCGGTCTGGTTGTCGACCGCGAAGCACTCGCTGCCGATGTCGGCGCGCGAGATGCTCGTACCCGAGTTGTGCAGCTTGAAGATGCCACTGCGACCGCGCACATTGAGGTCGCCGCTCGCGCCGTCGGTGTTGTCGACGGTGTAGAGCACCTCGCCGCGCGCCTGCGCCGGCGTGCCGGATTCCATGTTCACGGCGTAGCCGCTGGCGTCGATGCCGTACATCGCGCCCTTGATCAGCTTCACGCCGCCCTTGACCGGATCGGAGAACTCCGAATCCGTCATGATTCGGCCGTTATCGCGCGGGACCGTAATGTTCGCCATGTCTCAGATTTCCTTCGGTTTCACGGTCAGGCGCTCACGCGCCGGTCGGGTAGAGCGCCTTGGTGTCCCAGCCCATGTCCTTGCAGAGCTTCGCTTGCTGCGCGGTGAGCTGCGGGCCGGCGGGGATGTTCTTGTCGTTGAGACCAACGGCCGTGGTCGGCACGATGGACTGCGCCGCGTCGTAGTAGGCGTTCGCGGCGTCGAGCTTGCCTTGGTCGGTGACCTGCGACTTGAAGAAGGCGCGGGCCTCGGGCGTGTTGTGCAGCTTCGCGTTCGAGATGTGCCGCTCGCACGCGTCGTTCACGGCGAGCGCGAACTTCGTCTCGTCGAAGGCGGGCGGGTCCTGCTTGCTGTTTTCAGCAGGCTTTGCCTTCAGCTCCGCGACCTCGGCGCTGAGCGCCGCCTGCGCGTCGATCACGGGCTTGAGCGCGGCGTTGATGGCTGCGGTGAGCTCTTCGGGCTTCATCTCAGGGTCCTGTGGTGCACCGAGCTCCACGTCGTTCAGCGCTGGCAGCTCGAGATTCGGTTCGTTCACGAGTGAGACACTGTCGATGCCGACGACCTCACCCAACGTATCAACTGTAGCACGCCGCGCGTCGTACCGCAAAACCGGGCTGAGCCCCAAATAGTGCCCGCCGTCGACCGCGTTCTCGCCGTACTTGGTCCACTCTGCAGCTCCATCGATGGAGCCGTCGGGGCGGAGCGCGAAATCGCTGAGACGACACAGCGCCGGCGAAGGTTCGCCGACCTTGGCCTTGCGGTTGAAGGCGTGGTTCTCGTCGACCAGCAGCACGCCCTTCGCGTGCAGGCGGGCGAGGATCTTCATCCGGTCGCCGACTGTCCACGCGCGGCCGTCCTCGCCGCGCAGCACCTCGCCGCCGGGCAGGATCGGCAGGCGCGAGGGGCGTTGACCGTTCGGGCTCGCTGGGAACTGAAAAAGCGCCACAGGACTACTTTAGCACATTCCGTACCGCTCTTGATACTAGCGGGGGTTCTGGCCCAGCAAGCGGAGCGTCTTGCTGCGCGTGATGTCGCTGAACGTGACGCGCTTCACGTCGATGCCGTAGGTCTTGCCTTGGCGTCGCACCTCGGTGGCGATGCGTGGCCAGTTCTTCGGCTCGCGCAGCTCGTCGAGCGCGTGCCGACACACCCACTCAGCAATGGCGCCGAAGCTGATATCCGCCACGGCGGCGGTGCCGCCCTCGACCTCGAGCAGGAACTTTCGCGCGTCGGCGATCTCGTACGTGATGACTGCCGACACGCTGACAGACTCGCCGTCGCGCGTGATCAGGCTCTGGTCGGCGAGGTGGAACGTGTTCGCCACGGTGGTCGCGGAGATCGTCGTATCGAGCCACGGCGCGACCCAATGAAAGCCCGGCCCGAGCGTCTTGCGGTAACGCCCGAGTCGCAGCAGGACCGCGCGCTCGTACTCGAGGATGATGATCCAGGGGCGGAGGGCCTCCCAGAACTGCGTGAGCCACTCGAACAGCTTCTCGAAGCCCATCAGACCCCCTTCGTGCTCTTCACTCCGGGGATCGGGGCGCCGGCGCCGGGCGTGCCGGGCGCAAGTGGGGCCTTGAGCGTCTCCTCGCCCGCGACGGGCTCGGGGATCTGCAGCTTCTCGTAGAGCCAGGCCTTCGGGACCTCGAGTCCGCCCTGCACGTACCAGGGCAGCGCGGCGTCGGTGAACTTCTTCAGGTCCTGCGGCGGGTCGATGTCGATGCGCAGGCGCGGCACCGGTGCCCCGGGACCGTAGTTGAACGCCACCCACGTGCGCATCAGGTACTCGATGGTGTCCCTGATGGCGAGCGCGTCCGCCTCGCGGATGTCCTGACGGACCTCACGGTGTAGGTCGGCGATGGCTGTGCCGAGCCCCGTGGCGCGCGCGTCGGAGGCGAGCACCTGCCCGAGGATGACGCGGCTCGTCTGCTCGTCGAGGTAGCGCACTACCCCCGAGAAGACGTTGTCGCCCGAGCTCGGGCGGCGCGCGTCGAGCACGTCGAGCTTCATTCCGTCGGGAATGAGTGCGCTTGCGTCGCTGCCGAGGTTGACCAGCGCCTCGGCGAGGGTCG